CAGGAACGCTATCTTTCCCTCTAATAGAATTAGAAGTATTAGGAACTACGCCGCCTTGGGAAAACAAACCAAGAAAGTTTCCAAAACTTTGACCTGCACCAAAAAGACTAGTAAAACTGTGAAAAAGTCCTCCACCGCCACCTTTGCCAAGCAAACCATTAAGCATATTGCCAAGGCCACTTTGGATAGTGCCAAAAATACTTGATCCAAATTCTGTAAAGGTGCTAAAGATAGACTTTTTAGCGTCCTCTCCTGTCTTTGATTCAGACTTAGTCATTCCTGTAGCAGCAGCAATAGCAGTACCACCACCAAGCTCTAGCCCAAAGTTTTCAGCACCCGTAAATAGTCCAGTAAACATTTCATCTGTTCCAAGGGATTTAAATAGCTGATTACTAAAAGTTGAAATAGTGTGATCTAAAAAGCTAGCAGTAAAGGAATCAAGCATGTTATCTGCAATAGCGCCAAAATCACCAGTTCGGAAAGCATTCTGTAAAGAACTTATAAAAGTATTTCTCAAGTCAGCAGCTATGTCTTGACTTCTTTCTTTTTGAGCGTCTCTTGCTGCTTGTTCAGCTAGTTCTCTTGCTGCACCTGTTAACTTTTCAATACTGTCACTATCTAATACGCCTTTAAGCGCATCTTTTAATGCTCCGATTTCCTGATATTCAGAAGCAAGTTGAACAGCGTCAGCTAAGTTTCCTTGCCTAACTGCATTTGTAATAGCATTTGAAACACGCTTACCTAGATCGTTCCCAGAAAAATTAAAATTTCTTAAATTTTCATTTAATGTGTTTAATTGTTCTTGTGAAACAGTTGGAACTTCTCTTTCTTCTGATTCTCCTGCTTTATTTATTATAGTTATAGTTTTTGTACCGAGAACATCTGCTAAAGTATAAATTGTTTTAAAATCTGAATCTACTTTTCCTGCAGTATTAAAACCAATCGGATTTACTCCAGCATTTATTTTATCAAGAAAACTTGTTCCAAACTTTTGATGAGCAGAAGCTTTTATAATATACTCTTTATTAGAAAGCATAGCAGGGATCTTATCATCTGTAGGACCACCATCGCCGTAGACTGCTCCTCCTGTAGAGTAACCTTGAACAGCAAGACCTCTTTTAGCAAGATCTTTAGTCATAGTCTCGCCCAAACCCTTCATATAACCGCTTTGAGATATTCCAATAAAAAGTTGGCTCAAAGGAGACAAAGAGTGACGTTTGGCATACTCGTTTGCTGCAGTTTCTTCTTCAAGACGACCGTTTTTAATTTTTAAACGGTTTACTGCAGCATATAAGTCACTTTCATATTCAGGAAGTTTTTTATCAATACCAAAACTATTAGTAAGAGTCTTACTTGAGTTTTGTCTAAAAATATCCATAAAGCTAGCCATATGACCCATTTCATGTAAAGCAATATTGTATGCAGTATGAAACCCAGTATGGCCATCTTTAGGCGTCCCGTCAGAGTTTAATGGTAATTTTCTAGCAAATATATCAAGGTTAATGTTCTTTGAATCTTTTGATTGAATAAAATTTGGACCTCTAAAGTTAGCAGTTGCAGTCCATAAATCTTCAGCATCAATGTTATTCCAATTTAATTCTGCGTCAACGCCTCCTGCTTGTCCTTTTAGCCCATCAAATAAAGAGTAAGCATGGCTTTGCAAACGTTGATAGTTTGTTGGCCCTGCTATTTCTTCTTTCTCAGACATTATAGAGTCTTTTAAAAAAGTAAATTTCTTTGAAGTTTCTTCAATAATTTTCTTTTTAATAAGATTAATTTTAGAGGCATTAATTGAAGTAAAGTTAGCTGAGTCCTCTATGTCTTCCTTTTTATACTGATTTCCTGCATTACTAAGACCAAACAAACCATCTAATCCTTGAAAGGGTTGTTTTTCGTCTCTTCCCTGAAAAGATCTTTTACCTGTCATAAAATAATCAAGCATGTTGTCAGCAGTCCAAACAGAACCGCCAAGTAACGCACCAGTTGCAGACTGTACAGCTGCCCCCCAAACTCCCCCTATTAATAAAGATCTACCAATTTCACTTCCTGCGCTTAATACTCCAAGCCCAGCAAGTTTTCCATCGCCACTCATAAGACCCTTAACAAGTTTTCCTAAGCCTTTAATAACACCAAAAGCAGTGTCAAATAAAGCAGAAGTTGCTCCAATAGCTCCTCCGTACAAAGCTCCTTCAGGAAAGAACGGTAGACCATTAAAAAAGGCGTTAGATAACTCACTTTCTTGCTCTCCAGGAGGTAGTCCTGTTAAAAAACTTTCAGCAGCAGCTACCTTGGGTCTCATTTCATCGACTTTTCTTGCACCAAGAAACCCTATACCAGAACTTAAAAAGCCTGAGACATCTGCTATAAATCCCGGAATTTTTGCTAAAGTATCTGGAATAGAAGGTAAAGTCAATCCTATTTTATCTGCAACTACTTGTAGCATTTGTGCAGCAGTTTCGCTACCTTTAACAACTTCGCTACCTAAATTTAAAGTTGCTGAAGTAGCAGCGTAATCTTTTAACTGACTAAGCGTGCTTGCTCCCGTTATTCTTTGTAAATCATAAACTGCTTGAGGGCTATTAGGATCTACTGTTTGGTTTAAAAGAGGAGATAGTTGTGGAGTAAACTTGTCAACTTGATAAGCTACATCTGAAGGATCAGTAGAAGTAACTTCGGCAAGAATGTCATTTATTGTTTTTCCATCTATACCTAATGAAGAATATCCTGTTAAAATTGTAGAATAAGCAGCATCTAAATCGCCTATATTTACACCACCGCCTCCTGCTTTTTGTTGAGGCATAATTCCATTGTTAACAGCTGCCATCCATTGAGGACCAAACTTACTAACAGCTGAAGCTTGCATAACAAACTCACCATTAGAAAGCATGTGAGGAATACTGTCTGAAGTAGCTGTACCGCTACCCCTAATTAAGCCTCCACTAGCATGAGAAAGAAGAGAACTTTGTTGTTCTGTATTTGAAAAAGGAAATCTATCTCTAACATCTTTAACAGAGCTATACCCGTAAGTTTTTGTTGTATATATATCTAAAGCTTCTACAAAAGCGTCTCTTAAAACCTTTTTTGTACTACCCCCTAGTAAGAGAGTGTTTCTTTTGCGTAACTCTGAGCTATTAATTTCAGTATTATCTCTAACTTGTGTTAATAGTCCAATTTCAACTTCGTTATATTTGCCTCCGTTAATAAAACCGCTAGTAACTTCAAACGCTGTTCGCATTGCGTTTAAATCAGTTCCAAGCTTATCTATTGCTGTTTCAGTTTCAGAAAGGCTTTCTTGAGCTTTGTTACGGGCTTCAAAGGCTTCAAGACTTCCCCCTAGCAGTAACAGAGCTTCAGTAAGTTTAACATCACCAGGATTTTCTCCAACTGATATGAAACCTCCTTCTGGTAAAGGAACTTTTCCTGAATTTGACATAATTAAATTTAAAAATTTTTGATTTTCTTTTGCTTCTTCTTCTGCGTTTGCTGTTGCAGTAGCCAAGGCTCTCTCTAAAGAAGGTAAAGTTTTTATAAGAGATTTTTGAGCATCTACCGATGATTGTCTTTGAACTTCAGGGTAAAGGTCTCCACTCATAGGATCACGAAGAACAACTCCACTTGCTTCTTGTGTCGCTAAACTTTGTGTTGTTAATTGTTTTACTTGGTCTGCTGAAGCAGGGGTTAAATCGGCCTCAGTAGTACCTTGCCCTGTAAGCATTCTGTAAAGTCGACCAAGGCCACCCATACCCTTTTCAATAGCGTCAGTTAATCCTTCTTTAAAAAATAAAAAGAAATCATCAACAACACTTTTGACTTCTGGGTTGTTAAAGTACTCCATACCAACGCCAACAGCTGCACCCAGTGCTGCTCCAAAACTAGTTCCAATAATAGGAATAACAGAACCAACAGTTGCTCCGTAAAGAGCACCTTCAAGTCCTGCGGCAGCAAGATTTCCACTGGCGGCTAAGGCTTCAAAGTTTTTTTCTTTTGGATCTAAAGAATCTTGAAATGCACTATTTGCAATTTCAGCAACCATGCCTCCTACCATAGCTAAACCAATTTTGCTTCCTAGACCACGGTAAGCGTTACCAAGAGTAGAGGAAAGAGCACCTCCAGCACCTCCAACTCCTGCTCTTTTTGCTAAGCTAGCAAGACCGTTTGTTAACCATGCAGTGTCCATAAAAGAACCTACAGCAGCGCGACCTGCCCTGCCGCTACCAAAAATATTGCCAGCAATATACCCACCAAAGTTAATCATAGCCCTTCTAGCAGTACTACTAATAGCTCCAACTACAAAAATACCTCCAAGAGCAGCAGTAAGTCCTGCTTGAAGATTTTCGATAAAAGAAAATTCTTGAGGAGCACCTTTAACTAGTTCTTGTGCAACGCTATCAAACCCTTTAGACGTAACTCCTGGATCATAGGTGCCGACTACCTTAGCATTAATAGTACCATCGCCAAAAAGACCTTCGCGAAAACCTCTAAAGATAGCTTGGAGATTTCTAGCAATACCTTTGCCAAGCTCCCCTAGTACATCGCCTTCGCCTTCCATAACTTTTCTTAAAATTGAGCCTGCTCCTTGAGCAATATCTTCTATTCTGTCAGTAAAAGCAGCGCTTTCTTTAATTGCACCAATAAGAAGGCCAGTAAGAACTATAGGAACAGCCCCTATTTTCAGAGCAAGTCGAGTAGCAAGTATACCTGCAAACCCAAGAAATTGAGTTTCTTCGGGGTTTTCTAAAGCATCAGAAAAAGATTTAGAAAGAGCTTTACCTATATTAGCAACTGATTCGCCAGCTTCAAATACAATTTTAAGATTACTATTTCCAATAGCTATAAGATTTGTTAGAATTTTATCTAAACTTTCTGGTATTTCAATTTCTTTAAGTTTAGTTTTAATATTTTCTAGTATAGTTGGCATGTCAGCAAAAGCGTTACTTTGATCTATTCCTCTGTGACCTGAAGTTGTCATAAAAATTTCAATAAAATTTCTTCTTATTGAAGATCCAAAGTTATTTAAAGACGTTGTTACTGAGTCTATTCGTCTTTGAAACTTTTCAAGTTCGGACTCTTGTTTAACAAAGTAATCATCAGCAGAGCCAGTAGTAATTCTTGGAGCAAACCCAAGAGCTTCCCCAAAGTCTTCTCTAGCTTTTTTAAATTTAAGAGAAAATATTTTAAGAGAGTTTTCAAGTTTCTTTAGTTGTTTGCCAAGTTCTGTATCTAAAACAACGCTATCTCCTGCGTCAACAAAAACAGTCTTTTCAAGAGCAAACATGCTAGTAAAGGCTTTCCACGAAGGCAGAGTAGCTGCTCTTAAGTTACCAAAAACCTTGAGAATATTAGTTTTAAAGGAGGAAAGCTTTCTTTCTACTTTTTCAATAGAGCTTGTGAATTGAGGCGAATACAATCCTCCTGCCTTTTCTTTCCAGTTATCTGTCCAAGTAGAGTTGCCAAAGATAGCTGTACGGATAGCTCCAAAGATATCTTCTGTAATAAACTTTTTAAAAGCACGAAGGACTTCTTCAACTGCTGTAATAGAAGTAAAAAAAGCTGCGGTTGCAAGGTTATAATCAAAAGTTTTCTTTATTGCCTGTGTTATATCAAAGAAAACACCTTTTACAAAAATCTTAACAATTAAAAACTCAATTTTTAATCTTTTAGCCCAAATTTGTACGTTATCTGCAACAAAAGTAAAAGCTTCAGTTAAAGATCTTATTACTACTTTAAGCCCTGTACTAGCTCCAAGAACTTTGTCAATGTTACCAAGCATTCTCTTAAATTCATCACCTAAAATTAAAGCAAAGTCTGCTATTCTAAAAGTAATTAATTTAAATTCTTTGTCTAAGTTTTTGCCATCTTCAAGTATAGCGTTAAATACGGTGCTAGCAGTTAACTGACCCGCTTCGGCAAGTTTCTTTAACTGTCCAAAAGGTTTTCCCATACCATCAGCAATAGCTCTAGCTAAGCGAGGAATACCTTCCATAACAGACATAAGTTCTTGTCCACGGAGTTCTCCTGCACCAAGACCTTGCCCTAACTGAATAATAGAAGCTCTTGCTGTTTCTGCGCTAGTACCAGAAATCTTAGCCGCTTTTGCAACAAGTTGAGTTGCTCTAAGAAGAGAATTAGTATTTACTTTAGTATCTCTTAAAGACAATCCAAACCGATTAAAGGTGTCAGTAGTAGTGTTAATATCCGCGCCAGTGGACTTTGCTACAGTTCTAAGTTCTTTTAAAGTTAATTGGAGTTCTTTTCCTCTACCAACAACTAAAGCAACTTTATTTTCTAAAGTTATCATAGCATCCGAAGCACCAGAAAGTCCTGAACTTAAGCCCTTAATAGCTAAAAGACTTGTAATTGCCGCACCCATTCTAACAAAAGCGCTGTTAGCTCTTTCTACTCTGGTTTGAATGTTAGAGACAGAGTTCTCTAGTTTTCCTAAATCTATTCGAGCCTTGGAAACATTAGCTCTTACTTGAATTTCTACACCACTCATTTGGGTCTCCTTTAAATAAAAATGCCCCGTCAGGTATCTTCGATTATGAAGAGCCATCAGGGGCATAGTATTTTATTCTGGGGTAATAATGCCTATTTTTGAAAGCACTTGTTCAATAAAATATCGAGGTGCTTGTTTGCTGTGTCCGTTATTTAAAACAGCAATGTGATCTACAGGGTTAGA